GGACGCCAACACTAGTGGATTTGAATATATGGCCGGATTCCACCATGACGTGCAATTGACAAATGGATCAACTACCAACTCCAACTTCAGACCAAGGGGTCTGTTGTCACTGACGACACTTGATCATGCCGGATACAGTTATACAAGATCAGGACTGTTCCGTGGACCACTGGGTGCGTCATTTGGTGCAATCAGCATGAACTCCAGTGCCACAGCGGCCACTTTGGCCAACAACAGGGGATTGGAGATCGCACATGGTGCATACACATTCAACAGTGCAACAGCACAGGGTGACGTAACCGTCACTGATTCAACAGGTTGTATGGCCATCAGTTACGCGGCCAATGATGACACTGGCACAGGAGCGGATTTCAACATCACCAACGCATATGCGTTCAGAGCAGGTTACTACGTTATCGGTGCCGCAAGTTCAATCACCAATCACTATGGTTATTACTATCATGGAGACGAGTATGTTGGTGGAACAAACCCCACAAACATCTATGCGTTCTATGACAATGCCAACAAACTTTCAAGATTTGGTGCTGTTATACTTGCCAACCAGGCCAGTGATCCAAGTGGTGTGGCGGATTCCGCACACATCTACGCCAAGGACGACGCGGGCTCATCAGAAGTGTATGTGAGGGACGAGGCCGGCAACGTCACAAAGATATCACCGCACAACGAAGCAGGCGAATGGGAATACTACTCTAGGAACAGCAAGACAGGTAAAACGGTCAGGATCAACATGGAGAAATTGGTGGCCGAGGTTGAGAAACTGTCAGGCAAAACATTCATAGAGAACGAATAAAAAAGATTGACAACGGATCGGGAATGCTATATAATACAGACATGTTAATTGAAAACGATTACAGATTATTAGCACAGATCCTAGACTTGGCCGCGAGACGTGGCCTGTTTGGAGCCCAGGAGATGATCATCATTGGACAGCTACACCAGAAGTTACTGGCGCAGTTGCCAAAAACCGATACACCGGTTGGTGACATGCCCGAAGCATCAAACAAAGATTAAATATAGTTAAAGGAGACTGCTATCATGGCTACTTGGCCCTCAGGAACAAAGGCATCCACTGCCAATCTAGATTCAGGGACTGATTCACCTCGTCTAGCGAGACCAGACATCAAACAGAACGTGGACAACGTCAATGCCATCATTGACATGTTCAACATTGATTCACCCACAAACAATCAGATCCTAAAATACAACACGTCAAATTCCAGATTTGAATTGGCCACTGATGACACCGGTTCAACCACCACAATGACATTCGTGGGCGATGATTCAACAGGCACCACCGTGAACCTGGGAGAGACATTCAAGATAGCGGGCACACAGAACATCACAACCGCGGTTTCAGGTGATACACTTACAATTACAGGACCAGACCTTACCAGTTACATCACTGATGATGGCAATGGTGACCTAACCATAACCGGTTCAACCATAAGTTCGCCATCCAATGCGGACATCACCCTAGATCCGGCCGGCACAGGTGACATCAATCTCAACGCCACAGCAAGATTCAACGTGGGCTACAAGGAGGACATCAACAGTCTAACTTCAAGTTCAACCATAACCGTTGATTCGTCCCTGGCATCCGTCCACACTGTGACACTGGACACAAACACAGAATTCAACATATCAGCACTACCAACAGGTGGTTCAGTGACCTTGATCATAACACAGGACGTCACGGGCACCAGGACGGCCACTTTCGGCACGGATGGATCCACAGCGGTGAAATTCGCGGGTGGCACACCCACACTGTCAACGGCGGGTGGTTCGATCGACGTCGTGACCATATTCAATGATGGCACCAACTACCTGGGAAGCATAGCCAAGGCATTCGCGGCCTAGGGGGAACCATGCCGATAGGATTCGCCAAACACATACTGGCATCGTCAGCAGTTTCAAGCACCGCCAACACACAGGCGGCGGATTGGACCATATTGGCGGGACACACTGGATTCAGCGGCATATCATCACCTTCCGCGTTTGGCACCTCACAGATGTCAGACTTCGATGGATCAGTGGACGACACCGACAGCACCATCACCTTGTATCCCAGTGACACCAGTTTCAGATTCAACACCAACTTCGCCTACACCATAGAGTTCTGGTTGGCCTTCACCAACACTAATTCACTGACGCAGTCACACGACATCTTCAAGATCACATTAGATGACACCGAAGGTCTCGAGGACACCGCCAACAACTATGGTCGTGTAACCGCAAATGGTTCATTGGTGTATTTCGACACCAACAACGTGACTGGCACCAACTCAGCACGTAGCAATTTCACATCTTCCACACACGTGGCCATCGTCAGCAACGGATCCGGCACACAGAACTGGTATGTGAATGGATCAAGGGTGGTCAATGACAGCTCCTACACCTACAACGGCAACGCATCAAGTTGTGCGTTTGGATTCCGGGGCACCAGGGCAGTAAATGGACCCAGGGCAGTTTTTGATGAGATCAGGATCAGCAACACCGAGAGGTATTCTGGCGCATCCTACACGGTGCCAACATCAGCATTCACCACGGACGAGAACACATTAGCGTTGTTCCATTGTGACGGCAACAGGGATGATTCCAGCAGGGGTTAGCAATAAATAGTTAGGTAATATTACAAAGGAGAAACAAATTATGTCAGCGGCATCAAACTACTTAGAAGACAAATTACTGGACCATACACTTAGATATGGAACGGCACCCTACACGGCACCATCAACGGTGTATGTGGCTTTATTCGCGGACTCAGGATCGGCGGCTTCGGCGGCCTTGGAATCAGGCACATCAGGAACTGGTTCATCATCAGACTGGGGCTACTTTGAGATCAACAACGGTTCATACGCCAGACAGTCAGTGACTTTCGCGGCGGCTGGAACGACCACGACAGGAACGATCGAGACTTCAGCGTCTGTGTCATTCCCAGTGGCCACTGCCAACTATGACACCGCAGGTTCCACTGGACAGGTGGTGACGCACATCGCTTTGATGGATGCGAGCACAGGCGGCAACGTGTTGTTCTATGGAACACTGACCACTAGCAAGACAGTGAGTTCAGGAGACCAGTTCACAGTATCAAGCGGTAACCTAAGCATCAGTCTAGCGTAATCACGGAGGTAAAAACCCCGTGTCAGACACAAAACAGTTCGTCTTCGCAGAAACGATTGACGATCTACAGCAACAATATAGCCAGAGATATCAAGTAACGGCCAATGACATCACAGAGACCTCTACAGGTCCTGGTGGTGCTTGGACCGCCAGCGGCACCACCCTTGATGGTGGTGATGCCACAAGGTATGACAAGGAACTGACAAATTCCAGCGGGAACAGTGAAACACTCACATTCCCATGGGGTGATGCAATTGAATCATCCGTGCTCACCAGCAAGAATGGTATACCCTCAAGCAGATGTAGGGTAACTTTCTCCAATGCCCGTATTGACAACAATGGTTTGGTATTCTATGGTAGTTGGACCGGTGGAAGTAGTTTCCCCATCACATATGATTTCACGATCACAGAAGAAGCACTTGGCAGTGATGTCTTACATACCATTTCTATCAATGATCAATTACCAACTGGTTCCGGAAGTCGTGATTGGCCTAATCAAGCACAAATTTTTAATCTTAGATCAGATCATGTGCTTCAAGGATCAGCAGTAACCGGTGGATCCAAGAACACTCTAAGCAGTCTACAATCAACTGTCAGGGTTGGAAGTTATAACACTTCTGGATTCTTTAGCGGATGGGATCTAGTTTTCGTTCCGGAGGTGAGGGCCACTGCCACTCGTAGTTGGGAAGGCAACCTATACACCATAGACGGTGTCAACAATGACACTGTATCATTTGATCCAGCAACGAGCAGTTTAAACTGTCTTGGCGGCATCATTCAGCAAGCCGAGGCGTCATTGGCATGCCAATCCAGTCTAAACGAACAGTCCAAGAATGTTAGATTGGCCGAGGCAAACATACAGTCTGAGACCACCGCGGATTTATCAGGCAATATAAAATTCAGCATAACAAAAAATTTACCATTGGAAGCCAACATCCTGGCATCAACAGAAAATCTAGTGTTGGCATCTGGGTCACTGACCGCGGTGACTTCCTTCTCCGAGACCTCTGGTTTCACGCACGGTATAATTGAATCATTAACAGCCAACACAACTGCAGATTTCGTTGGCAACATGATCTACGACATCACTGGTGACTACACCTGGGACAGTTTTAACCTAAACAGTTACTTCGTGCAGGGTTACGCGGTAGCTGACTTCTCACTCAACCAAGGTGAATACAGTTGGACGTTCCTGGCCAACAGCACATGGGACGCTTGGCCAACAACCACCTGGATCGGTGACGAGGCCACATGGGACAACTGGCCAGACGATGTCTGGGAGACACCATATGGAGTTGACTCACTGGGTGATCTCGTGGCCACACCCACATTCCTCATCGGTGACACGGTGGCCTACACTGGCACGTTCACCATCACAGAGGACACAGCACTGGAGGAGGCCGCCGAGGCCGACCTGGATGCTGTATTCACTACCAGTTTCACTGCGTCTGGTGTCATTGACGTTGACATAGCCATGAGTGGTGCGTTCGCACCTGCTCTGACCGCCAACATCATATACGACCTAGAAGAAGAACCAATACGTATCACTGGCGCATTCACCCCTGTTCTGACCGCGAATGCGATAACTGACACTTTTGCTGACATTGATGTGGCCTTCACGTTCGCGGTTGAACCCACGTTCCGACCAGGCACCACAGCGGAACTGTATCAAGCACAATCTGAGGTTGAGATCAACCCAACATTCCGACCGAGTGGCATCGCCGCACTATTGGCGTTCGCCAGCACACTGCAGGTGGGAAGGCTGTTCTTCCAGGCGGATCCCTACTTCACTATACAGGTTTTACAGGAATCTAGACAGGTGGTGTTGCCGTTTGAAAATAGGCAAACACTTGTTAGCCAGGAAACAAGGTTAAATACCATTGGCACTGAAACAGGTGACTACCTGGTGCCGCAAGAAACTAGGAGTTTGAGATTGAGGATTCCACCATTCAAGAACAGATTCTCGACACCTAGGGTAAGACAGGAGCAATAATGGCCAACTTAACAGGATTCAAGAGAGACAACGACGGATTATACATAGACAAGGACCCGGATGCCAACGTGCAATACGGACTTGACTTCACGGACTACCTAAACTCAGGTGACACCGTGACTTCCGCGGACGTCACAATAGAGACCATCACCGGGGACAGTTCACCACTGGCTTTCCCAACAAACGAGGCCACTGATGTTTTGGTGACCGGGGGTGTGTTGGTCAGCATAAGACTGGAGGGTGGCACTGTCAACAACATCTACACGGTCAAGTGCAAGATCGTCACCACCCAAGGTGACACCGACGCGAGATCATTCAGGATAGTGGTCAAGGAGAGATTGTTGTAATGGACGCACAGAAGAAATCATACAAACTGGATCATGACCTGATCTTCAAACTGGCCTCGATGCACTGCACCTATGAAGAGATAGCGGACTGCGTGGGCACTTCAGTCACAACACTACAGAAGAGATTCAAGAACCTGATAGAGAAGGGCAAGGCTGAAGGTAAGAAGAGCCTTAGACGTGCCCAGTTCGAGAAGGCATTGGCGGGCGACGCCAGGATGCTTATGTTCCTGGGTAAGAACTGGTTGGGACAACAGGACTCACCAACTGACGAAGAATCAACGGCACCATTACCGTGGGACGAGAAATAGTCCCCCAATAACTAAACATATATGAAACTATCAACACCGCAACGCAAGGTCGCGGATGACCAAGCACGATTCCGTGTTCTTGTGACTGGCCGACGTTTCGGAAAAACTACCTTAGCAATCAGGGAACTTTGTTATCACGCCAGGATACCAGGGCGTGTGTGTTGGTATGTGGCACCATCATACCGGCAGGCCAAACAGATATGTTGGGTCAAGATCAAAGAGATACTGAAAGACCTGCGTTGGGTCAAGAAGATCAACGAGGCAGAACTCACCATAGAATTAAAGAACAAGTCAAGGATATGCCTGCGAGGTGCTGACAACAAGGACTCACTGAGGGGTGTGGGTATCGACTTCATAGTGCTGGACGAGAGCGCGGACATAGACGAGGCCGCCTGGTCGGAGGTGCTGAGGCCCACACTTTCAGACACCAAGGGATTGGCACTGTTCGCTGGCACACCAAAAGGCATGAACTGGTTCCACGACCTATACCAGAGGGGACAGGATCCCACTGAGCAGGACTGGAGCAGTTACCTATACACCACCATAGATGGCGGTTTCGTCGATGAGGGCGAGATAGAACAGGCCAAGCGGGACCTTGACGCCAAGACGTTCCGACAGGAATACCAGGCCACGTGGGAGACATACTCGGGCATAATCTACCATGGCTTCTCCATGAATGAAAACGTGAGGCATTTCGACGAGCCCTTGGACAACAGCATTTTACACATAGGCATTGACTTCAACCTTGATCCCATGAGTGCGGTGGTGGCCTACATCCAGAACGGCACCGTCTACATCATGGACGAGATCACCATATGGAGTTCCAACACGGATGAACTGTGCCAAGAGATCCACAGGAGATATCCGGGCAAGAAGATATTCTGCTATCCAGATCCAGCATCCAGGCAGAGGAAGACATCAGCGGGTGGTAGGACTGACCTTTCGATACTGCAGAACGCGGGATTCATCTGCAAGGTGCCACCAAAGCACATGGCCATCAGGGACAGGATAAACTCCGTCAACGCCAAGTTGTGTTCGGCGTCAAACGAGCGCACTGTATTCATTCATCCCAAGTGTAAGAATATGTTAAATAGCATTAGCAAACACACTTATAAAGAGGGAACCGTGTTGCCAGACAAGACACAGGGATTTGACCATATGAATGACGCATTAGGATATTTGATTTCATTTCTTTACCCAATCAGGACCGCGTATGAACAACAGGCACCCGAACGGTTCTCTATCAAAGTAGGAGCGATAAGATAATGGCACAAGACATCTACGGTTTAACCGGCACATCATTCACAGACACATCAGGCAAGACTATTTCATTACCGGTCCACCAGGACTATGATGCCTACATCCATCATTGGAAGTTCCTCAAGCGATCATACCTAGGTGGTGCTGAATACAAGAGGGGCATGTATCTAAAGAGATACCAATACGAGAACGAGGGCGAATACCTAACCAGACTATCACACGCGGCCGAGGACAACCACTGCCGTGCCATCATACAGACATTCAACGCTTTCCTATACAGACAGCAACCCAAGAGGGACTTTGGAAATCTAGAGGATTCACCTGAACTTGAACAGTTCATGAAGGACTGCGACATGGAGGGCAGGAGCTGGGATTCTTTCATGCGGGAGGTCAACATACAGAGTTCAATATATGGACACTGTTTGGTGTTGATGGACCGACCAGAGACCGTGGTGGGCACGAGGGCCGACGAGCTGGCCCAGGGCATTAGGCCTTACACAACAATATACACGCCAGAGAACATCCTGAACTGGAGATTCGTGAGACAGCCCAATGGGCACTATGAACTCACTGAACTGATGTTGTTGGAACATGATGAGAGACCTTACCAGAGGGCTGGAGAGTTCTACGTGAGGAAGTGGACACCAGACACCATAGAATTATATTCATATAATGGCAATGACGCCAAGGATCCAATGAAACAAGTGGACTCGAGACCAAACCTACTGGGCAAGGTCCCAGCGGTATGGTGCTACGCCAACAGGGGACCGATCAAGGGCATCGGTGTGTCAGACATCGATTCGATAGCACAAGCACAGAGGTTCCTGGGCAACTGTTATTCAGAGGCGGAACAACTGATATCTCTGACAAACCATCCAAGTCTGGTCAAGACACGTTCGGTGTCAGCACAGGCGGGAGCGGGTGCCATAATCGACATGCCAGAGGAACTGGATCCAAATCTAAAACCATATTTGCTTCAACCAAACGGTGGTAATCTTGAGGCCATATTAAAGACCATGGATGAGACCGTGAAGTCAATTGACAGGATGGCTCACATGGGGTCAATCAGAGCAATTGAAACAAGACAGATGTCAGGTGTCGCGATGCAGAGTGAATTTATTTTACTGGATTCCAAACTGTGCGAGAAGGCCAAGAATCTGGAACTGTTCGAGGAACAGATGTTCAGACTGTTTGGACTGTGGCAGGGTGAATCATGGGATGGTGAGATCAAGTATCCAATGGCTTTCCACATCAGGGACAAGAACCTGGACATGGACATAATCAGCAAGGCCGCGAGCGCCCAGAGGGACTCAGCGACGGCCACTCCAAATGTTAAAAGCATTATAGATCAGAAGACGATCGAGATACTAGCGAAGGATGACGACGAGTTGGAAGAAATGCAGAACCAGTTGGCGGATGATGGGCAACAACACCCACCAATGACTGATCCCATACAGATGATTACCCACATGAGGGAGATGATCGAACAGGGCTACACCAACGAAGAAATATTTGAACTGCATCCGGAGATAGCACAATTCTTTGGAGGCACCAATGGCTCAATACCAGGGCAGGAAGATAACACTCAATAAACCATTCAGGACACCGGGCAAGAGCAAGAAGTTCGCGGTGTATGTGAGGAACCAACGGACCGGCGACGTCAACATAGTCAGGTTCGGTGATCCCGACATGCGTATCAGGTCCAACATACCAGCAAGGAAGAGATCATTCATGGCCAGGATGGGTGCGATCCTACAAAAGGTGCGTGGACAGAAATCACTGAGCCCAGCATACTGGAGTATCAGGGCGTGGAGGTAAAGGATGGCAGGCATCAAGACCCGCAAGGGACAGCAGACACATCACATGAAGTATTACGCCAGAGGTCAGGAGTGGAGGCCCTGTAAGGTGATACAGAAGAAGAGATCAGGCAATGGCACCAGGACATTCATGGCCGCACAATCAGTCCAGACCGGAGAGATATACAAGAACAGCCACGGACTCACGGCACCTTGGCACAGCATACATTTCACACCAACCAATGATTAGGAAACTATACAGATTACCAGAGGAGACAGCCAGGCACAGGCAGATGAAGCAGTTGTGCCTTGACTACTTCACCCACTATGACAAATTGATGAAGCACCCCAGCAAGACCAACGCCGCCAGGGCCAGGAAGGCCTGTGTGCTGTTGAAACGAGTGGCACACGCCAGGGGCATTGAACTGTTGGACCTTTACGCTCCATCAAGGAACGAGGGCAGACCCGAGAAGTTCCCAACCAAGCACAGGAAAAAGGAGGACCAAGATGCCAGGACCTAAGAGAAGCGGTAGAAGGAAACCGATGTCATCCGGTAGAAGGAAGCCTAGTAAACCAAGTGGTAGACGTAGGTAAGGACATTGAGAAGTGGATCAGACAGGTTGTTGCTAAAACTCATAAGGCGAGTGGAGCGGCAATCTGTCCGTTTGCGAAAAGAACACTTGAGGATCGCAAGATACAGATCACGCCTGCGAAGACAGATGTGCTGGATCAAATTGATCAGTGTTGCGGTCTTTTTGTTAGCCTTGGCCTGGACATTGTCATCCTATATTTCACTGACGAGATAACCGAACGAAAACTCGCCAACCTGTGTAGGCGGGCACACAAGAACAATCCTGACTACGCCATAATGTATGACCACCCAGACAACGATGGACTACATAAGGGTGTGTCATTCAGTTATGGCCGACGGCCATTGGTGATGATACAGGATATGGCGAAACTGAAACAAGCACAAAAAAAGTTGAAACAATCTGGATACTACGAGAAATGGTCTATAGATTCGTTTGACCAGTTTTACTAATAAATATCAACACATTGTGGTATATCCTGCCACGCACAACAAAAGGAGGACTACGATGAGTCAAGAAACAACATCGCAAGACGTTCAGACTGCCACTGGGGCGGCTGACACAGTCTCTAACACGATCCAGGCTACAGCGGACAATCAACCCGCGAAAGTCTATACGCAGGCAGAACTCGATGCAGTGGCGGCTGAAGTAAGAAGAAAAGCCGAAGCCAAACTGGCCAAGAGATTCGAGGGCATAGACGTTGAGAAATACCAGACTCTAATGCAGAAGGAGGAAGAACTAAAGATCTCCCAAGCAAAGGAGAAGTCAGAGTTTGAGAAACTGTTGAAGGAGAACGCAGAGAAGTTCAATTCAAAGATTTCAACACTGACATCTGAACTGACAAAGATCAAGGTGGATGGTGCATTGATAAATGCCGCATCGACCAAGAAAGCGGTGAACCCAGAACAGGTCGCGAGGCTCGTGAGGGACAACATCAAGATGTCAGAGACAGGTGAGGTTGAGGTCATTGATCCCAAGACGGGTCAGACTAGATACACTGACAATGGTGATCCCTTGACGGTAGATGGGTTGGTAGGAGAATTCTTACAATCAAACCCACACTTCGTCTCAGCGGGACAACCAGGCGGTGGATCCAAGTCCAACACTGGCACAGCAGGTGTTTCCCAAGTTGATGTTAATAAACTGGACATGACAAATCCAGAACACAGGAAGGTCTACGCCGAGTATCGCAAGAAACAAGGCTTCTAGGTCTTCTAAATTAACAACTTAAAGGAGATTAGCAAAATGGCTAATGAAACAACTACAGGAACGTTGAATGATCTGATCGCCCCGATAGTCCAAGAGGCTATGTTCGTGGCATCCGAAACTTCAATCATGCCAGGACTTGTGAAACAATTCACAGTTCCTGCAAACGCTGGTAAGGTATTACAAGTGCCTTTATACAGCACACAAACTATCGCCTCAGACGCAGGTGAGAACTCAGATCTAGCAAACACTGAAGTATCAACAGGTGTTGCTAACATCACATTAACTGAAGCAGGTATCATGACTACACTGACTGACATGGCTAGAAACCATTCAGTATCAAACGTTGTTGCTGACCTAGGTAAGTTATTTGGTGAAGCGATCGCGAAAAGACACGACAGAGCTTTAACTGGCCTGTTCTCAACTTTCACATCACAAATCGGTGCGGCGGGTGACGAGCTAGAAGTTAAGGACCTTTTCGAAGCATACGCTACATTGAAAGCGAATGCGGTTCCAGGACCATACTTCGGCGTGTTCAATCCCAAGTCTATCTACAACATCAAGAAAACATTGACTAACACTTTCGTTAATCCAAATGCTTCTAGTGTTGTTAACCAAGCGATGTCAGAAGGCTACATCGGCCGTATAGCTGGCATAGACATCTACGAAAGCTCGAACGTTGTTGAAGATTCAGCGACAGGCGTGACCAACGGTATCTTCTCAAGAGATGCTTTAGGTCTTGCAGTTGCTCAAAACATCAACATCGAGACTCAAAGAGATGCTTCACTAAGAGCTGAAGAAGTTGTTGCTTCTACAAGATACGGTGTATCTGTATTACACAACTCTTACGGTATCAAAGTGTTAGGAGACAACCAAATCAACTAATTGATTTGACCTCCAGGATTATGGAAAGGGCCTTCGGGCCCTTTCTTTTTATATGCTTATTTGGTTCAACGGTCCATCACAGAGCAAACTAGCAGACACACTGCCACGACAACCTATTGAGCTAGGTTGCAACTACATTGAAACAATAAGGCCCGTTGACGCCGTTTGTGCGTTCGACATCGAAGTGGTCAAACAACTCAAGATCAACCCCAACACCAGATACTACACCAGGGCCGACGCCAGGATAGATGGATGGCGATTGGTTGATAATCACATAGTGAGTGGTGCCAACTCCGGCATACTGGCCTGCTGGGTGGCCGTGAATGAATTCAATTATGAAGGTGACATCTACATCATAGGTTGCGATTGGGGACTCACAGAGCACAGCAGTTTCGACCACATATACGGACATGGGCCCAGGAGGAAATACACCAACCAAGCCCGCAACAAGATCCGTAGATTATTTCAACACCGTGATGTGTTCGTGGTCAATGATCGAACACCTGACGTTCCCTTCACAGTAATCAAACCACGGCAATTCCTCGACCGTATCCAATAAATAAGTTTATCACAAGGGAGGCCCTTGTAGACTTAAAAGAAGGACTTTTAAACATGGCGCAATTCGCAACCGATACAGACCTATTGGACTACGTTCCTGACATCAAGAAATACGGTATACAGGAATTCACAACAGAACACGAAAACACATACGATGACATCATCAGACTACTCAATGTGAGATGGTGGCCCACAACTGGATTCTCGAGATATGACATCTCGGTGCTAGGCGGCACGGAGAAGCTGTCACCCAGCAGACTCAACTCAGATCAGTTCACCAGGGCCGCGGTTTATCATGTCCTGGCCTACTACATCTATCCAAAATTATCCACGTTCGAACCAGATTCAGATTCATTCCAGGAGAGGATGAAATTCTACAAGGAGAGGTTCCACGAGGAGTTCGACCTCATACTCAAGGACGGGGTCCACTATGACCTGGATAGCTCGGGCTCATACACGGACAGTGAGAAACAATCATTTTACAAGGGTAGGTTGATCAGATAATGTCAGCGAGAGAAGAGATAGCAAAGAACATAGTAGCACAGTTGGAGAACATGACTGATCCGGCGCCGGGCAAGGTGTCGAGGATCTTCTTTGATGTTCAGAAACTGGCCATAACACAATTTCCAGCAATCCTAGTGGTGACCGGCAACGAGGTCAGGAGCGACATATCGATGAGCGCCAGGGAATCCACACTGCAATACCAACTGAGATGCTATGTGCGGGGAACGGAGATCGACACCCTGAGGAACGAGATGGTTGAACGAATAGAAGAATCGTTGGAACTGTCACGTGACCGTGACATAGATCTCAGCACCAGCAACATACACAACGTCAAGACACAGATCACGGGAGTGGATGTGATCGAGAGAGAACTGCCACTGGGAGAAGTCAACGTGGTGGTTGACGTCAAATATCAATACAAGAAAGGAGTCTTATAATGGCAATCCAAATGTATAAAGGCAAAGTTTCAGAGATCGTGGCGAACAGAGATGTTAAGTCACGTCTGGAAGATGGTTGGACCTTCAAACCATCACAACCAAAAGCAACTTTCAAGTTCAGCAAAGACAAGATCAAGGCGAGCGCGGAAGTTGAAAACAAACAAACCGATCCTACTGGTCCAGAGGATCTAAACAAAGAGGAACAATAAGATGGCAACTAATACTACCACTTACAATGGTCAATCTGGTGTTGTGAAATATGATGTTTCTGGAACAGCGACTGCGGTTGCTGAGGTTAGATCATTCACAATAGACCAGGAGACAGCAACAGTTGAAAACACTGTGATGGGCGACAGCAACAGGACATACCTGCCGAGCCTTGCGCAGTTTTCAGGAACAATGGATGTTTTCTTCAGAGATGACGACTCAGCGGCAAACGCCCTTTTCGCAGGAATTGGTGCGGATGCGGCAACACTTGAAGTTTATCCATCAGGAGAGACTACAGGTATCAAGTTATCTGGAGAGATAATCATAACTGGACACTCAATCACATCAAACTTTGATGGAATGGTTGAGGCTTCAGTTTCATTCCAAGGAACAGGTGCGTTGACAAAAGCAGACTTATAATAGTGTTTTCGATAACGTCACTTAACAGCAAACGGGTAATCACTGAACTAAAGAAAGATATTGTTCAGCAGGTTCGCCTGGTGGCCGAGGATCTTTTCAAGACATTGGAAAGATACACTCCCAAGAGATCTGGTCGTGCTAGATCGAGATGGAGGCTGAGGGGCAGAGACATGAAGTATCGTGCTATAAACGATGCTCCATACATCAACCGCTTGGACCAAGGCTACTCAAAACAATCACCTCGTGGTATCAAACGACCTGCCATCAGGGAAGTTGCTAACAAGCAAAGGAGATTCAAATGAATCAAGCAGTAAAAACGCAATCACCCATCGCCAAGATAGCACAACACTATCAGTCAGCGATATCAGGTGAGTTGACGAAAATAAACATTCCTGAATGGGATATGGAGATCTATTGTAGGAAGACATATCCCTTCAAGGAAGAGTCCAAGATAATTGAATTACAATCACAGGGCAAGACGGTAGACGCCCTCGTGGAGAGTTTGATAGTCAAGGCTCTAGACAAGGAAGGAAAAAAAATCTTCACTGCCTATGACAGGGTCAGCCTCATGAGCGAAGCGGATCCATCAGTGATAGTGAGGGTGGTTGGTGAGATCAACAACCTCGAACAGAGGGCAAAAATTGAGGATCTCGTAAAGGAATAAAAACCAATGTTGACCTAGGCTTTATCATGATGTTGGCGGACAGGTTGAAAATGCCTGTCGCGGAGATAATGGCACTGTCTACATTGGAAATGGACCTTTGGGCCGCATGGATCAAGATCCAACAGGATGTTGCCAACGAACAGATGCGGAAGGCAAAGGCACAGAGCAAAAGGAGAAGGTAAATGGCCACAGACAAGTTGATCGTTGATGTCGTAACCAAGAACACCCAACGACTCGACGCACTGGAAAAACAACTGGGGAGGGTCAACCGATCCACCCTCGACCTAGGTAAAGCGGCCAAACTTGCGGCGGGTGCTTTCGCGGCACTGGGAACAGGTAAACTGCTCAAGGGTTTCGTGGATGTTGGACGTTCGGTCCAGAATCTACAACTGAGATTCAAGTTCCTGTTTGGATCAGCCGAGGAGGGTGCGGCGGCGTTTGACACGCTGACCGAATTCGCGGGCAAGGTCCCGTTCTCACTTGAACAGATAGCGGCGGCATCAGGTAACCTGGCCGTTGTGTCAGACGGGGCCAAGGGTCTCGGAGAAAATTTAGAATTAGCAGGTAACATAGCCGCGGTCACGGGACTGGATTTCCAGACCGTTGGTGAACAGTTACAGAGGGCGTTATCCGGTGGTATAAGTGCCGCGGACCTATTGAGGGAACGTGGTGTCACATCACTACTGGGCTTCAAGGCGGGAGCCACGGTCACGGTGGCGGAAACAGCGGAAGCGTTGAACAGAGAATTTGGACCAGGTGGGAGATTTGGTAACGCGGCGGCCACATTGGCCAACACCTTTGATGGTGTCGTGTCAATGCTGGGTGACAAGTTCTTCAACTTCCAGAAGACAGTGGGCGAGGAATTCATAGCCGCACTACAGGACGAATTTGGTGCACTTGATGAGGCGTTGAAAGAGAACGCGGACACCATAGATGAAATAGCGAGGGCATTGGGTGGAGCACTGGCCACAGCGGTCAGCACCACTGGCAAGACCATAAGGGTCTTGGCGGACAACGTAGAATTGGTCAAAGCCGCATTCGTTGGACTGGCACTGGGCAAGACGATCCTGCTGTTCTCACAACTCATAATCAAGATAAGAGAGGCCTCTACCGCGATGGCCTTGCTGAACACGGTGGTGGGCAAGAATCCATTCGTGAAACTGGCCTCTGTCATATTCGCGGCCGGTGGTGCGATAGCATACTACATGCACAGGACGTCAGACGCCACACAGGAACAGGAAGAATTCAATGACATTCTGAAAGACACACTAAGGTTGTCGGAAGAGATGAGTGAGGGATCACTGATCAACATCACCCCGACCAACGCAGACAAGGAAGTCAAGGCACAGACCGACGCCATCGCCGAAATGTTGGAGAAAGAGAAGTCATTCCTGGATGCCATGGGCATACTGGGTGAGGATGCCATAGAAAAGAGCTTGAGGGAAGAACAAGAGAAGATAGAAAGATTAGAGCGGATCAGATCCCAGGATGTGGAAAATTATCAGAAATACACTGACCTGATCAACAAGGTGGAAGAACAGGCCTCAAATGAGAGGATGCAGATCTATGCCAGAGAGCAACAGAAATTAGATCAAGAGAGACGAAAGAACGTGGATCTCTTCAAATCTGGACAGTATGCCAAGGCTGACATAACCAAGGCCACGGAAGAGGACATGAAAGAGATCGCGGTCAGCACCGGCAGGGACACCTTGGACCTATTGGCATCACAGAACAAGAAATTCTTTGAACTACAGAAAGCGGTCAAGATCGCTGAAGCGATACAGAACACCTACCTGGGTGCCACCAAGGCATTCGCACAGGGTGGTGTGTTGGGCTTCGTGACAGGAGCATTGGTGATAGCGGCAGGTATGGCACAGGTGGCCGCGATAAGGTCACAGCAGTATCCTGGTAGGAAATTTGGTGGACAGGTGATGTCAGGCAAATCATACTTGGTTGGAGAAGCCGGTCCGGAATTGCTCACACCAAGTTCAACTGGCACGATTACACCACACAGCCAGTCCGGCGGAAGAACAGAGGTCAATGTCAACTTCAACATCAACGCTGTTGATTCTAGCAGTTTCGATAACCTATTGGTAGAAAGACGAGACACCATCGTTGGTGTCATAAATCAAGCACTAAATGAAAACGGTCAAAGGAGTCTAGTATAATGAGTGGATCACTTTCAACAAATTATTTCCAAAATGCAACAATTACAAGTGAGACAACCACGAGGATAAGTGAAAGTCTCAGTGGTATAACGTTCAGGAAGGCGGTCGGGGCACAGCACTGGCTAATGACTCTTGGCACGAAACCTTTGGATAGGGCAGAACAGGGAGAACTATTTGCTTTCCTTGCCAAGCAAGAAGGTATGTTTGGCAATTTCACAGTAGTGCCACCCATATATGGATCCACGAGAAGCACCAATGCCACTGGCACACCCACCGTGACACAGACCTATGACGCTGGTTTGGGCAGTGTGCGAGCCAATGGAGGTGGCGGCACCCTACACGCGGGTGATTTCATAAAATTTTCAAACCACGACAAGGTCTATATGCTGACCGCGGACGTCAATCAAGATCTAAGTTCGGAGGACACTTTCGAGTTCACCCCTCGACTGGAACAACAAGTTGACAACACGACCACCATCATCTACAACAATGTGCCGTTCAAGGTGATGCTGATGACCGACCGTTTGACTACGACGACAGCCGTGGATGGCACGAGTGTTATTGAAATACAAGTAGCAGAGGACCATTAATGCCTAGGAATCTTTCGTCAGGATTGATAACATCATTGTCAGGCAGGCAAATTCGCGTTGCCGACTTGATCGAGATACACCTGAGCACGCCAATCTATTTCAACACCAGTTTCGTAGATCTCACCTATGACAGTGTTTCAGCACCCGACGCCGGGGCGAACACCTATCTGGCACAAGGTCAATTCATAGGATTGGGCAACGTGCAGGAGACCAAGGACCTCAAGATTGGAACAATGAACATCGCGTTCACGGCAGTGGACTACACCACACTGGGCTATGTGTTGAACAATGAATACATTGACCGGCGGGTGGTTGTATACAGGGCTGTGTTGGATGACAATTATGACATAGACAGCACCAAGGTGTTCCAATATTTCGATGGCAGGATAAAAGATTTCAACATCAGTGAATCTAAAGAAACGGCCACACTTGCTTTCAACGTTGGCAGTCAGTTCGCTGATTTCGCCAAAATTTCTGGTAGGAGAACCAACAGCGACAGCCAACAGAGATTTTTCAGTGGAGACGTGGGTTTCGAATTCTCACCACAGATACAAACAGACATAAAATGGGGTAGGACGTAATGATAGTGGATGACATCAGGGCAAGGAGAATAGGGGCAAAAGACATCACCCAGTTGTTTGCATTGTGTAAGATGTCCTTGTTGGAGAGGGGTGTTGAGAACATCCGTGATGACATATTGATGACTCAGTTGAAAAACGGTTTGGTCAAGCGTTTCCAAAGTTTCAATTATGGACTGTTCAAGATGAATACCTTGATAGGTTATGTTTTCAGCGATGTGTCCTCGAGGTCACACAATGACAATGGTTCGGCCGTGGTTGAAAGTGTGTATTTGTCGCCTGAATTCAGGACCGTGGAAAATTATTGTAAATTACTGCGATGTATGACTGACTTGATGGCACAATTACAAATCACGGACATAAAAACCACGGACAATTGGACTTTGAGCAATGACTGTGAGATTTTTGAACAGGCAATCAAGATAATGGGCGAGCCAACCACAATGTATAGGATTCTGCCATAATGCCATTCCATAAGAAATTCCTTGATAAACTAAAAGATTTCGTTGATGATGCCATAGATTTTATCACGGACACGGTCAAGGCGGCCATTGACATAGTGGCATCACCTTTCGCCATGCCTGACATGGGCATCGGTGATGGCACAGGAGCACAGGTAAATCAACAGATCCTAGGTCCATTGTTGAACAAGGATTCGGGTGTTGGCAACATACCGGTGATCTATGGTCAACGTAGGGTTGGCGGTTATCGTGTGTTCGTTTCGACCAATGGCACGGACAATGAATACCTGTATGTGGCACTGGCCATCTGTGAGGGACAGGTAGAAGGCATAGACAAGATTTACATCGACGACGAGGAAGTGGCGGTCAGCAGTTACGCCCATGGGGTCCAGGGATCACCAAGTTCTGGACCGTATCAGGATAGGTTGATCACACAATTTTTTGATGGCAGGGACGACCAGACGGTTTCAACCTTGTTAGATGCCGCTCCGGGTTGGGGTTCGAACCATAGGTTGAGAGGTGTGGCTTATTTGGCTTGTAGGTTTAGATGGAAGAAGATCGAGAACCAAGAGGACGCTGATAATAATCCTTATAGATCAGGAATACCTAAAATCCAGGTAAGGATCCAAGGTAAGAAAGTTTTTAATGTGTTGTCTGGTTATTCACAGAATTTTGATGGCACGATCACTAGTGCCACTAACGCTGGTCCGCTTGGAACCACTAGCACAGTTGGAAACACCTCCAATTATGCCAGCGGCACCAATGTGACAAGACCACCGCAAGGGCCTGGAGAGGCATATTCGGGTAATGTTTTTGTTACCACGACGGAAGCCAATGCAGTGTTGAAAATAAATTTGGTCAACACCGCCAGTGCCAGGGATAATAGTTCTGGTGATTTGCTAACGGTGGTGACGAATTATGCTGTATATAGGACTGATGTTAGTCCAACACAAGAAATCATTAATTCTAATACCGATGGTAGGCCTTATAATTCGGCGACCACTACTGATAGCACGCCGGCCACTGTTTATCTTAATGAAGATGTGGTGTTGCCATCTATTGGCACTTACCAGATACAATTGAATTCAACAGTGGGACCTTCAGATTACAGTGTTGCACAAGGACCAAACCCTTGTGGATCTGTGTCTTGGTCTGTTGAATTACCGACCACCAGCACTTTGACACACACGACCACTTATGACAATGAAACAGAGGTATACAACAACAACCCGGTCAACGTGTTGATCGACTATCTTAGAAATCCCACTTACGGAAAAGGACTGTCCAATGACTACTTTGATTGGGACAGCATCCAGTTGGCGGCACAGCAGTGTGATCAGATCGTGCCATACACCACATCAACCACAGGCAAGTTCAGTGTGTTTGACGGAGTGCTTGAGACTTCTGAGAGCCTACTCAACAACGTGAGGAGTATCTTGGCCAGTTTCAATGGCATGATGCCATACCAGGCTGGGAAGTATTTCTTGAAACTGCACCACGGAGGCAATCTCGCAGACATTGATGCCGCACCAAATCCACCACCGGTTGTGCAGATAATCAACGAGGACAATCTGATCGGCGGATTGAAGATACAGGGCGAGAGCAAGAAAGGCAAGATCAACCAACTGCGTGTGACCTACACGGACCCAGACGCGGACTACCAACCCAACGACGTTTTCTGGCCAGACTCGGGTAGCAGTGTGTATAGCACATACCTGACCGAGGACAACAGCATACCGCTTGACAAACAGTTGGCGATGCCACACTGCACCAACAGGGAGAGGGCACTGAACATAGCGGAGACCTTGGTCAAGACCAGCCGTAACAAGATGGTTGTGCAGTTCAGCACCACTTCCGCGGTCACCAACGTCAGCGTGGGTGATCTGGTCAGCATACAGAACAAGAATTTGAATTTCAGTGGCATCTTCAGGATCGAGAGCATGAACCTTAATGCATCTGGTGATCTTGGATTCGTGGCCACCGAACACAACCCCAATGACTACGTGTTGGATGGACACGCGGCCGCGGCCGCCCGGCCAACAATAAATCTACCCAATCCATTGTTGGTCTCAGCACCAACCAACTTGGCCGTCACACAGAGCACCGCCCTGAGCGGCAGTGGATACACGGCCGACGAGCAACTGGACATCACGTGGACAGCATCCACTGATCCATTCACCACCGAATACATAGTTCAGGTCAAGAGGGCCGCGGATTCAACATTCTACACCATAGGCATAACCAATGACACCGAATTCCTTTGGGGACCTGTCAGTTCCGGTGACCAATGGGACGTCCGGGTCGCGTCACGTAATGAGTTGGACAGGCGGAGCGACTACGCCACGGTGGCCACCTACACGGTGACCTAATGAGGCAGTCACGATTCCTGGCGCTGGCACGTGGATTGGGCAAGTGGAGGTGTGACAGGCGCACACACACCGGACGTGGCCGACAGACCAACTGCGCGGGTGATCCCTGGCACCAGTGCCGATACGAGATCCGACACCGACACCGCTCCGCGGTGCAGATACACCAGCTCACCAGGAGACCCTAGTCCAAAGGTGCTTGATCCCGGCAGGATCACTGTGTGCGTGCGTCTATGTGCGTTTAAAGGGGTGATCTAGAGGTAGAACACATTTTCAGGCACAGTTTCCCGCAAGGTGTTGACGATGAACCATTTCTGTCGCACTGATATGGTTTGCGATCTCCGATACACATCAACTATGCCAGTGGTAGTGGCCCACTGTTTTGCATTCCAACGTGCAGGTGGTATGCGTTCAAGCACATGACGAGCGAACGCGATCACGTGGGCGGTGGCTATCGTGTTCAGGCGACGTGGCTCTTGGGTCTCGAATTGATATTGTAATTCCTCCGGGGTCATGTGTGTGATTATAACTGATCCAGTCACCAATGTCAATGATCTGTTTAGAGGTCTCTCTGAGACCTGTAAATGGAAAAACAATCACTCCGTTGCCACTCCGTGATTGTGTTTTCTCATTTACTTTCAGACAGACACTTGGATTGAAGTCACAAGACGGCTATGTGCAGATCTTGATCAAAAAAAAAAGATCCACCATACCCGTCCCCCGTGCTTGGTCTCGCACAAGAAAAGACTGCCGCCAATGAGAGAACGTATTCCTTATAAACTCATATACAGCGACCGCGGCCCCGTAACGCACGAGCGGTCAGTCCCTCGAACCGTCTCGCATACGGCAGGGCTCATTAGCCGTCATATTGCAACCCTGCGTTCAGCCACTGGTTAAGACTTGGCTTTGTCTGTTCTCTGTAGCCTAGATCGTTGTGCCTGTAGCCTCTGCCTTTGCCTCCTGATGCGTCTCACTTGCCTGGGAGTCAGTGCCATGATGTCGTTGCCAAATTGTCTGCCGAATTGTTGGACTGCCTGTTCTTGTCGGCGTGCCTGATATGCCTGTAGTTGATTGATCGCGCGTTGTCGTGTGTTGAGTCTCGTTGCCATAATCATGATTATATATGCCACTCTGTCACGGTGTCAACCAAAATGTGATTAAATAGTCGTGTTGCTGTGTTCGGACATGCCTTGCACGTGTGACTTATAAGTGAACACCGCAACACCCTTATCGCCCGCGATCGTGTCTATTGTGTTGCCATATGCTACGGAAAAGGTCGCGGGCAACACCCCCCGATTAGATTACCAAATCAGTAGACTGTGCCGCCGATGTGTGCTATTATTAAACTATGTTAGAAACAAACCGACATAGAAAGGAGAAAGCAGTATGCAAGAAGAACTACAGAACATCGCTGACGCAATTGATAACTTTGAAGCAATGGGCACAGATGACATCTATGGTTTCACAGCAAATGGAAACCTTGGACAGATCGCCTACAATCTCAATGCTATCAAAGAAGAACTTGAGAACATCAGCGGCATACTGATGGCTAATATGAAGAGCAAGTAAGAGCCAACAGAGCAGGAAATCACGAACAGATTCCTGCTGACTTTCATTAACATTACCACAACATACACACACAGGTCCGAGCAACAAGAAGTGCTACACGGCAGGCTATATGCGGAGTATTAGAGCCGTATGACACGGTGGAAGGCCGCCTCTGGAAATCAATTTTCAAATAATAAAATTACCATCCAAACCCGCGTTAGACCACCCGATCGAACCGTTCTCACCACCTTTTTCGCCGCCATTTTGGGTTGACATCCTGCCAATTCCGTGCTATAATCCGGACACAATGGCGCGAATCACCTGGATCATCACGGTTTTGACCCTGCTCACGGCCTGTCAGCCCTCAGGATGGCCCTGTCGCACCGGCTCATGGGTGGATCCCGTGACCCTACGCTGTGGCACCATGGTCGAATCCCCGTCAGACTCACGATAGACACGGTAGACACGGTGGCGTCCCCTGAAATGGTAATAGGGTGGCGGGCCTCTTACACTGTAAAAATATCCAAATCTTTCCGGAAGGTTGACACGAACCAGATCCCTGCTATAATTGTGGTATGACAGCAACTTACAAAGAATTCAAAACCATGGCATTCACATATGGCATACCAGGCCAAATATTAGATGTGGTTGAACCCTGGATACAACGGCACGCACCATTTGGTAAGTCAGTTTATAAACGAAGTGATCTTGGTTATGCTGAATTATCAGACATAACCTCACTTGATCAAGCATTGAAACATCTTGTTCAACTCATAGCGGACGCTTCACAGTATGAGACAGCGGCCAAAAGCCGTAGGGCAAGGGAGCGGTTCATAGCAGATGCTGGAGGCAGGGTTGGTAAAGGTTTCTACCGTTATGCACTCAAGGCATTCTATCTATTTCAAGCCTAGGCGCAAATTTGCTGACGCAAAAAAAAGCGGAACGCGAAAAAAATCTTCTCAAAAATGCCGGAGGTTGACACGATTTCAATCCGTGCTATAATTGTAGAGAGTTAATACTCATAACTCTCTAGCCCAAACACCAGAGGGCATTTACATTAAAGATTCCAGCGTGTGCCTGGGTCTGGTGTGGCACACATAAAAAAAGGAGAAAAATATGGCAGTTAGAACAAAGACCTGGAGTGAACGCAATAACCAGAAGAAACGTGCATTCCGTGAAAAGTATGGTCGCAAACCCACCAAGGCGGAGATCAAGATGCTGAAGCGGGATCAGATCGATCTTGGCAGTAGATATGGTGATCCCAGATTGCTACAGCCTGATTATGCCTACGAATATTGGTAGGATACAAACTTTTACAAAGGAAACACAATGACCAAGATACAATTGACCAATCCATTTTTATATGATTGCGATCTTACAAGCCGAAACAATCTCATGGCACAATTACCGGATGACTATAGACGTCGACTGTGTGCCCTTGCGTGTGGCTTTGTGGCCAACAAATTGCAAAAACAATATCGAGACACACCCCGGCATACCATTGACTTACTTAAAGGATCCCAGCATCAGCAAAAACAGGTCAAAAGACACAAAAATCAATATCTACGTGAATTCATCGATTGTGCCATCAAAGGCACCGGTCCGTTTGTTAAACCGTTGTTCAAAGGCACATTGAGTGAAGATTATAGAACCAAATTTAAGAGGCATATGTTCCTATACATCAGCAAGAACCGTGTGTTCATTTACCGGATCTATTGAAAACCATTGACAGCACGGCCTATTTATAGTAGTATAAATACGATTTAAAAAGGAGATCACATGAAACACAGATTCCAACCGGGATCCACGCCCTGGAACAAAGGCAAACGAGGAATTGAAGCGGGCTGGACGCCAGAGCGACGTCAACGCCAGTCAGAGCGACAGCGACAGTGGCTACGTGACAACCCGGACCACCCGTTCCCGGGACTGGGCGGACCCTCCACCTGGAAGACCGGACCTGATCCCGAGGTGAGGCGACACTACTACCGATGGCTCAGGGCACAGGCACAGGCCCGATTCTGGCGACAGGATTGGACCCTGCGGTGGGAGGACTACCTGGACATATTCAAGACCGCACCGGGACGTTGGGGTGGCAGGGACGGAGACGCACTGCACCTGGCCCGCATCGACACTGATGAAGGCTGGCACCTATGGAACGTGCACCTGGTCAACCGTGGTGAATCCATGCGTAGGCCCACCCACGGCAAGAAGAGGATAAAGCCAAAGGGACTGGGTAGCAAGGCACGTGGCCGCGACTGGAGGCGTGGCGGGGGACGCAGGGATGACCGCTGAACAGCGGCTCCGACAACAGGCCGAATACTGCCGCCGACTGCACGACGCGGTGTATGAGCCCCAGAGGCTGAGGCGTGAGCAGATCACACGCACACGTCAACGCAACCAACAACAGAGACAACAGTCCAAGCAACACAACAAGGAGGCATAGATGGACATAAGGATAATCAAAGACAACATCGCGGAGATAGAGAGCCGCACACACACACTGCCAGAACTGATCCGACGTTATGACAGCATAGA